TTTGGAATAATTCAGGTCAAATAATTCTTGTACTAAGTCAACTTTACTTCCTTGTTTACCAGTAGAAAAATCTTTAAACTTATATTCATTTTTATATGGACATAAATAGATACACATACTAGGTGTACGTTCATTAGGATTAAACACAGACTTAATCTTTAGATCCTGACCGGCTAGCCTTTCAGGTAAAGTAAGATAGTATTCAAATACCCATGCACTATTTACATCATTTTTATTATCAGCAAATCCTTTTGTAGTAAACATAGTATTAGATTTAAAAGTATGGGGCTGAGGGTTGGTAACGCAACCGTTTTCTCCTCAATTAAGTTAGTATTGCCACGTCTGGTCTTACACCATTCAACACCCACTACTTTTATTATTTATTAAAGATCAAAGTCAGATCCTGCAGAACCATTCATTGCAGGCTCAAAGCTTGCAGTAGATGTAGTTGACTCAGCTTTCTTTTGTACTTTTCTTACATGAGTTGCCTCATTGAAAGACAATAGTCTTGAGTTTTCTTTATCTAATTGTTCAGCAGGTACACCGTCTTTAGATAACTTAGGAAGATACAAATCATTATTGATATATCCTTCTTTGTTTTCCCACTCACGTGAACCTAAACATACATTAAAGTATGTACCACTTAATAATTTACTAGCAGAAGATATAAAGTCTTCAATAGTATTAGCTTCAATTGTATCTAACTCAACTCTCTTGTTCATTACTTCACTTAAGAATATCATAGACTTAAGAACTTCTTGATCTCTATCAATCTCTCTACCACTTGGTAAAGTTGTAGTCTTGTAAGGATATGGTGTCATTCTAACTCTACCAATCTGTCCTTCATATCTACCTGCAGACTCATTATCTTTATTTTTAAAGAATCCTTCAAAGTCTCCACCAACTGGTTTAGTTTCTACATGTAGCATTACATTGTATGCTTCAGAATCAAATGGTGTTTGATCAAAAGTTATAGAATTAATTTTTACTACGTTGTTACCTGGGCCAATCAAAGGTCTAACTTTACCGGCTCCTACTTGCATGTCTTTTGTATTTAACATTTTTCTTTTTTTAATTAATTAATAAATTAGTTCTCATACTCTGCAATACAGTCTTTAACTAATTGCAAATCATTATCTATAAAGGAATCTTCAAACATTCCCATTGGAGATTTACATGTGTTCTCTCCGTTATTTACAGTATCAAATCCATAGTGTAATTGTCCGTCTTCATCTTTCTTTACATGACCAAACAAAACTATAGAAAATAATCCTTCTAATGTTAAAGTATTATCAATCATTTTACCAATTGTTTTAGCTTTAACTTTACGATGTCCATTAATATCAGTTGAATCTTCTGAATGAGTTAAGAAAAAGATAGTTAAGTCTTCTCTCATATCTTTAGGCATCTTAGCAACTTGTGCTAGGTTAGCTGCAATCTGAGTAAATTTATCATAACCTTTCTCATTAGCTCTATCAAAGTATTCAAAACTAGACATATATTGCCAATCATCTACAACTAATGTCTTGATGTGTGGCATGTTATCATTAACATGTTTCATTGCTTTAATAATACCGGCAGCTGATGAAGCTGAAGTCATATTACCTTTAGGATTTTCTTTACTGATGTTAGTATAATCTTTCTTCCATCCTTTGAATGGTAAAGGTTTATTTGCAATGTTAATTATAAAGGTCTCCTTTGCAGGAAGATTCCTCATACTAGTTGATTTACCTGACCCTGAGTCAGCAATAATTAATACGCTTTGTGCCATACTTATTGATTTAATTGATTTCTATTAATGTTCTTCAATAGGTTTTGAATACCTATTAACGCTTTCTCTATACCTTTAGCTACATCTAACATAGTTCTTTCTGTCTCAGGATTACTAATATTTATATCCTGTGTAGTTAACTTAGTTACTGCATCTGCAAGGCTAGCTACCTGCGCATTAGTTCTAGAGTTTATATCATTGATTACTTTTAGTTCACCAATAGGAATGATATGTCTTTCATGTCCTGATTTTGATGTAACTAATTCATACTCTTCAGCCCAATGAGGGTTATGCTTTAGAAAGTATAACGTTCTCTTTGGATCTTCTGAATCATATTCAATACTTACAAACTCTGTGTATATATCTTCTCCCTTTTGTAATTCACTTGGGAAAAAAGATATATGCTTTTCATCCTTACCAGGTGGTCTATACGCCATCTTAGGAATGTATAATGGATGTTTAATGTTATTAGAAGTAAAGTACTCTTCATGCTCACTAAACAACTCCTTAACTTTTTTCTTTCTTTCTGCTGGTGTCATATTATTTATTTATTAAACTTGTCTACGTGGAGCTTGAGCTGGTGTATTCATCTCAAGTATTTCCATTCTCTCAAAGGCTGCTTTAAAGAATGACATACGTGCATCACCATTCCTTGCTTTAAGGAAGTGTAATACTAAAGTCTTGTCATCATCTATTACATATCTATCAGGGCCATAGTATTTAATCTTTTGTTTAGCAGGACGGTTGATACCAATTAAAGTATCAGCATGTTGTAACATTGCATCTGAACCAAATATGTCTGACTCAAGAATATAGTTACCATACTTACCATCAACAGCTCTATCCGGATTATCTATGTTCCTGTTTAGCTGTGATAATGCAATGAACAAACAAGGATACTCACGTTTAACTTGTGTAAAGAACTCACCTAACTCAAACAACATATCTAATCTATTGTTTTGATAAGGTGCTCTCTTAACTAGTATAGTGTGATCCAAAGTTATAATAGTCTTTTGACCTTTATGCTCATTCATATACATATCAATTTGTTCACGCATTTGATTAACAGTCATAGGTGTAGATATTATATCAACAGGAAACTTTACTCTATCTTTTGCATACAGATGACATTTATTAAATACATCTGAACTTAGTGTTGATCCAGCACTACATAATTCTTTATATGTCTTACCAGTAATAGAACTAAACTCTCTTATTGCTGAGGTTCTACCTACCATCTCAAACTGAAACTCTAATACTCTGAACTCATCTTCAGGATTCAAGACAAATGATTCTCTAATTATCTGATCCTTTATTAATGTTTTACCTGACCCCGGTCTACCACCAATAACAGTAAGAGTATTCCACTCTAATCCATCTGTTATAGCATCATTAAACTTGGGCCACGGTGTATATATAGATTTTTCCTTGCCTGATTGTCTATCAAGCATATACCTAAGCGCTTCTTGAAACGCATTATGTTGACCTTTCCATGCTTGTTTACTCATACAACATTCTCACTAAAATGATTATTATCTTCTTCTTCTACTCCATCTCTAATCATGTCACAATAGTCAGCAAGTTGTGATTGCTTAACCTTGGACTGATCAGCTTTGGATATAAAGTATTGACTAGTCTGCATGTACAGATAATCTTTTTGTGCATATTCATTTACATAACGTTTAGTTGCATCAATAACTTCATCCCATGTATAGTCATAGTTCTCAAAGAACCATCTAAAATTATTTATTAATGTTTTTACATTAACTCTGGCTGGCTTACCGTGTGGTAATTTACCCGCAGGAAATAACTCTCTATACTCTTCTACTTTATCTACATATTCTTTACCCATCAAATGGATATTAGTTTTCTTTTTAGCTTTAGTAAAATAAGCATTGTATTTAGTTATTATCTCTCTACCTTTATTAGTTATTTTGACATTCTTACCGGGCTCATAGTCTACATATTTTTCAATAACCAATCCTTTTATTTCTAAATGAGGATTAATTGTATCAATACTAGTACTATTATCAATTGCATAAAGCAACAAGAGCTGATTCGGAGTAAGTTTGTCTATCAGGATTTCCTGCATTAGTTCCCACATATTCTTGAATGTATTTTTTTAAGTGTTCATAAATAGCAACATACTCTACATCATTATAACTTCTATAATTTTCTATAGTTTTTATACTATGTATAACTGTTGCGTGATTCTTACCTAAGAATCTAGCAATACAACTTTTATTATATCCATACCTCCATGCTAGATAAGAATATAATTGTGCCCATATAAGCACATCTCTTTTTCTTGTCTTAAGGTTACGGAGACTTGGATATATTTTAAGATCCTCATCAAACGTATGCATAGCATTTGTTATAAGAGAAACTATATCTGTTTGATTTAATCTTTCAGGGTTATCAGCTATTGCAATTGTACTTTGAATGCCACCAATCTCTATATTGACTGGGTACTTGTGTTTACTTTCAAAAGTTTCAATAAAATGACTGACATCCTGTGCCATTTCAGGTGTTAAAATACTTGGTTTCATACTTGATTTATTAGTTAACAAAGATACAAAATTAAACCGTGTTAACCTTGTATATATTTAAATTTTATTCCTATCTTTGTATCATAAAATAATATTATTATGTCAGAAGAAATAGATAAACAAGCAATCAAAGAAATGATTGAATTGTCAGAACAATTACCTAATGATACATTTGCTGCAGTACCTGATGAAGATACTGTAGACATAAAAGTTTCAGGTGCATTCAGTAGATCAATACAAAAAACATTAGAATATGTTGTTAATAGTGTTGACCCGGATGAAGCAACTAGAGCTTTGGAATATGTTAAAATGGATTATAAAGGAGATGATTTTGATAAAGAAAAAGTTTGTGACTTAGATGTAGCAGTATGGACACTCATGATGTTAGTCAATGAGTTTAATGCACAAGCAGGACTACAAAAGAAAACTAGAATCTATGATAGAAAACATTTTCTTGAAGCACTAATGGGCAATGCTGATCCAGCTGTACCATTAGATGATGATGCAATTGCATTAAGAATCAAAGTAGCTAATGAAGAGTCACAAAAATTATTGAAGGAAGAAAAAAAGAAGGGCAAGAAGAAATGATATTCATGATAGTGATTAACGTACATTACAACCTACGAAATCACCAATAGCAATACATGACTGTATAGCTGCATTTAAATCATCTGTATCACAATCAGCAAATGATTTACATTCACCGTCAATACAAAGTCCTGCTCTTTCTTTAACTTCATTCTTTAAAGGTTCAAAGTCCATGCCAGTGTCATTAGATATTTGTCTAATCATGGCATGGATTCTTTTTTTCTGTGCATATGTTGCATCTTTACTTTGTACCTCTATAGTTATGCTAACCTTAGCACCGTCAGGTAATTCAGCTAACATATCATTATATTCTTTTTCTTTAACAGACAACTGATGTTTCCATTCACCATTTGTTTTTATTAATATACTATTGAATAATCCTTTCATTTTAATTTAATTATATGTGTACCAGGTTGTTCATCACCCGGATCACTTATTATTATTTTAATAGTCATCAGGATCTGGTTCATCATTTTTTATTTCTTCTATAATAGTTTCTATAATTAATTCATAATCAAATCCTTGATCTAATATATCCATTACATCTACTGTAACAGTGTTACCATTCTTGTCTTCAAGTGTAGCCCATACTTTCTGTATATCTACAGATAAACTTGAACCAGGATGATCATAAGTTTCTTTCTCGCCTGGTTCATATGTACACTCAAATTCTAGGTCTTCTATATATGATGTCCATTTATACATATCTTACTGTATTTGCATTTACTAATACAAATTTTTGTCCACATCCCTGTGATAAACAATTTATATCAGTAGTTGATTTATATAATAAAGTTTTATTAAAACAATTAGGGCAAGGTATGTGCAATATAGGCTCAGTTGTTATACCAGCGTGTATTATTTCTAGTTTTTTTAACTCACGTTCTCTCTCTTCCATAAAGAGTTCTTTCATTCTACCCATTTAATTGTTGTTTAGTTGGTTCAAAATATTTAATTTTATCATTAGAAAAATCAGCTAATGCTTTCTTAACCCACTGTTGATCAATGGTATCCTTATAACATAAGATATGACACATTGCTGTCTCATCAGGATTAAGTCTTAGTAGTCTACCTATTCTTTGTGCTGATTTCCTTTCGTTACCATATGCATGCATAATGATACCACTACGTAAACCAGGAATAGAAACCCCTTCACTAAGCTGTAAAACACAAGAAAGCTTATCAATTGTCCCATTGCTAAATAATTCTAAATTGTTATCACTATTCTTATTCTTTGAATGATAGCTGTGATCACACATTTTATCTGCTTGTTTCTGTGTGTTTGCAAAAATAATACATTTATCTTTTATGATACTCATAAGTTGTTTTGTATATTTTTCTTTAGACACATAAGTTTGCAGTGCTTTCATTCTCATAATAGATGCTAGTTGTTTAGCTCTCATAGTTGGAGCGTCATCAACATTACCCGTATGATATTCATAGTCTTTTACTTCTGATGTATACCACATACCACCATCTCTTTTCTTTTTAGGTATGTTTCTATTATTATCAAGAGGTAACATATGTACTATGATTCTATAATCATTAAGTATATTATTACTAGTAGCATCATCAACCTTAAAGTTATATACTATAGGGCTGAATTCATTTACTAATAATTCTTTTTCACCATACACTGGTGGTGTACCTGTTAATCCAAGTATCTTACCAGCATATCTATCAAGAAAATCCTTATGACTATACAAGAGACTATGACATTCATCTAAATATACTATATCAAACTCATTAGGATTTTGTTTGTGTAAAGATAAATAAGTTGTAAACTTAATGTGATCTAATAAATGTGTTGCATTCATTTTTTCACATTCATCTTTCCAAGCTTTCATAATAGTTTTCTTTGGTGCTACAACTAGATAAGAACTAAACTGATTAAAGTTTTCCATCATATGTTGTAATGCTATACGTGTTTTACCAACACCCATAGATATAGCCAGGCCACATCTATGGTGTTGATTAACTATGTCTAATGCTTCAGATTGTACTTCACTTCTTCCCATTCCAAAAATTTAAAGCTACAGTTATTAAATCTGTTTTAGTTAGTTTATGTAATAAAGTATACATCTCTTCTGTATCATATTTATCTAAAGGTTTGTGATCCTTTAGTTTCATATGTGGATTTATTAATTGATGTGTTACTTTTTTACTTAGTATAAGTTCTTCTGATATTTCATCTATTTCATTATTTAAGCTGCTCATATGTGATATTATTTTTTTTCATTATTGATTCTAACTTCTTTTCTAACGTTGATTTGTTAGGCTTTGTTGGTTCCCAAGGATTATTCTTATGTAAAGAACTATCTCCTGTTGTATGCACACCCTTGATCTTATCTATTGTATGCTTCAGGTTTTTACAAACCTCTATAACTTTATTCATTTGATTTTGATTTTTTATTACTAAATCCTAATTGCTCTGACTCAGTAGGATTCTCTTCTATCCAATTGTGACATGTCCTACATACTGATAACCAAGTAGTTGGGTCATTTAAATATTTACCACGTCCTTTCATATGATGGACATCAGTAGATTGTAAACTACAACCAGGTAATGATGCTTGACAGAGTGGATACTTCTCTAAGAATGTTCTTCTTAACTTGTTGTAGATAGTAAGTTGAGCAGACATCTTAGAAGAAACTTTCTTTATTGGTTTTGTATTCTTTTTCAACACCGGTTTAGGTTTGATTGAGTTTACTTTACCCTTTATTCTATGCCAACATGACTTACAATAACGGTTACCTGATTGATTCTTCCAGATGTACTGCTCAGACTTACAGCCTACACACAGTTTCTTTTTGGCCTGCATTATCTATTTATTAAATAGTTTTTAGGTAGCAAACCTTCAGACATAAACTTGATAACTAAATCTTCATATGTTATGTCTAAATCTTTTAGAGTCATTTTGTTTATGAACTTTGGGTCAACGTTATTGACATCTTCATTTACAAAATGTTTAGCTAATGGACTGTGGTGAAACAGTTTGAATACTTCATTAGCTTGCTTGTTACATATAACTTGTTTCCAAGTATTGATAACAGATTGAGCACGTCTCCATACTCTTTTGATTCTTCTCTTTTTATCCCAGTGCATTTTTTCTAATTCTTCATGTGTGTAAACATTGAGACCGTGTAGCACTCTTTTAAAAAGGAAGTGTTGTCTTTGTGACAATTGGCTGTATACTATTTGTTGTGTAAGATCTTTGGTTAATGTTTGATATTCACTAAGTATACCTAGGTAGTTTAACTTATTTTCAAATCTTGTTTGTGCCAGCTTTGCTAGCTGCTCTTTTTTAATGTGCATTTGTTTAATTATTTTTTATTAATACTTTACTAGATATAAAATAAAAGAGAGCAACTAGAATTAACTAGTTACTCTCAATCATTAGCAATGTTATAGGTTCGCTACTCCTTATAGTGTGAATACATTTTCTTCTACTTCAACTTCTTCTTCAACAGTATCCTCAACAGTTAACTCATCATGCTCATCTTCATCTGGATCAGCAGGAGTTTCTAATGCTTCAGCTTCTACTTCAGCAATAGCATCTTCTAAATCTACTTGATTCTCATCAATAGGATCTTCTGATTCTTCTGTGTCAGAAACTTTTGCAGCCATTAAGTCTTCCATTGATGCTGCATTAGCTTCACGGATAGACTCACCGTTGTTATGTGCAATTAGTTCATCTTCTTGTGTACCTGTTGCATCATACTTAGTAGTTCTATAGATTGGTTGACCATCTATACAACATACTATACCAGTATTACCTGCCATTTTCAAATCTCTATCAGGATTATTCTTATTAAAAGGTGTTAATGATTCTTTAATAACAATATTACCAGGTAACTTCTTAAACTTTTTAATACCTGAAGCAATTAACTCTTCAGTCTTACCATGTATAAGTGCTGTAACTTGTTTTGTTTGCAACCATCCGTTGCTGTTGATCATTGTTCTTTCTTGAGATAGTCTAATGTGAGCATATTCTGCGTTATTTTTAGACACTCTGATTGCGTTGTTCATGTCATCTTTGACAATCACAACTGATTGGTTTTTAAAATTCATTTGTTTAATTTTATTTAAATACTCAGATTAATATTATATGTCTTCTTTCTCATGGTCATAATAATCTTCTAACTTTTCTTCATCAGTAACATTATATAATGCATGTGGATCTTCTACCACACGTTCTTCTTTAGTTGCTTTACTGGAGAATGGTTTATAAAAAGGATTATTTATTTCCATTAGTTGTGAAGGACTAAGACATTCAAGGTCCCTCAATTGTTCATCAGTCATATCAAGATATGCTTCTGTTGATATTTCTATAGTGTGTCCGTTGGCTAGTTGTAATAACATCTTATTAATATTTTTACTTACAAAAATATCAATAGTATATGAGAACTCTATTACCTTTGACTCACTAATTTTAAAATATATTGTAGTATTATAGCTATCTAAGAATTTAATTCATATAGATTCTCTAAAGTATTAGCTAATTTACTTGATTTTATTATTGAAACCGGATACATATGTATAATATTAACAGTATTTTCTGTTGATTTAATCATTAAATCATCATTAATACCATAAGATGTGATCCTAAAATCAGATGCATACGGATTAAAATCTCCATATGATCCGCTGCTTTTAACTTGGCCTAAGTATAACAGTTGACCATTATAATTATATACTAAACCTTTATCTAGAAGACAAGAGTAATCACCTAGTTCTTTTAGTTTATAACTTTTATGTATTTCATATAGAACATAGTCTCCTTCTTTAAATATATATATTTTAGGTTTATGCAATGCGTAATGTAATAACATATTTATATGTGACTCACCCCAAATAAGCATGCTTTTAGCTAAAAACATTTTAACTTCTTGAGGTAAGTCATCATTTAATACATTATCTGCAACTAATTTTGCTGATAAATTATTATCTAGTTCCATTATACAAAAACTGTTTTATGAATATCATCTACTCTTGCAATAATTTTATTTTGCGTTGATGTAGGTATATCCTTATCAAAGACTAACTCTTTTAACAATTGAATACAACCAACAAGCTTTGAGTTTGATACTTGAAGTTGTCCTTCTACTTCTAC